GATAGATAGCATACCTAAAATGACTGCTGATGACTTTAACACGCTCTTATGTTTACCTAGTATATTTAGAAAGCTAAGTAAGAATGTTGAATTGTTGGATAGTGTGAATGAGTGGGAAGAAAGAAACAAGCAGATAGCGTCTGAGAGAGTGGCTATCCAGAAAATCTCCCAAAGATTGACAGAGAGTTTCAATCCAGATGAAATTCTGCAACGTTTAGTAGCAACTCCTAGTCCAGATAACCCTTACTATCAGAAACTTGAAGTATTGGCAGAAGAACGTCATGTGTCTGTTGAGAAATTATTGTCACAAAAACCAAAAGCAACCATAAAATTCAATGGTGATATGCCTGATTTATCAAAGAAATTGCTTGATACAAAGCTATCAGAATATGAAAACTACAACAAGTTCATACTAGGAGAAAAAGCGCTAATCAATGCTCTATGGCTAGAAGAACCTCTAGTAAAATCACTAAACATTGAAATTAAAGATATATAGGGAATAAAAAGTATTGTTTTATATTTTGAAAAACAATGCTTTTTTTGAGTTCGTTGCTTGATTTATCAAGGGAATGATGGTATAATTTTAAATGTATTAGATAAAATAAAGGGGGTGAAGAAGAAATGAAGGCAAAACAAGATATTTATGAGTCTATGGCAGTAGAGCTTGGTTTGACTAAAAAAGGTGCTAAAGAAGCGGTTGACCATGTATTTAACGAAATTGCTAAATACTTGGCAGAAGGCGAAAAAGTCCGTATTGATAACTTTGGTATCTTTGAAGTTCGTAACCGTGCTGAACGTAAAGGGCGCAATCCACAAACAGGACAACCGCTCACGATCAAAGCTAGCAAAAATCCTGCATTTAAAGCAGGTAAGCATTTAAAAGATAAAGTCAATGCTTAATTTTTTTGGGAAAGAAAAAAGGAGATATAATAAATAAATGTTAAAATCAAACGAGTTTAAAGCATTCGGTTCAATCCGTAAAACAAAAGTGGCGGGTGCTTGTGGAGTAATCTTGGCACTTGCTATGTTGGGTATGTCGTTCACTGGTAACGTATCAGCTAATGAAGTTTCAACTGATAAACCTGTTGTAGTAGAAAAGAAAACAGAAGTAGAAGTTCCTATTTCTCATGAAAAACTTGATAAAGCTGTAGCAGAAGCTAAAGACGCAGGTGTTAAAGTTGAAGTTGGTGCAGTTCAGGATAAAGGTGTTGCAACCTCTGAAACAGTTGCAGGAAAGCAAAAAGAAATTGAAGCTGACTATGCAAAACAAGAAGCAGAAGTTAAAAAGGCAACCGCTGACTACACAACTGCTAAAACTACCAATGAAACTGAACGTCAAGCAGTTCAGGCAGAAAATGAGCGTATCGCAAAGGAAAACGCTGAAAAAGAGGCTGCCTACAATAAAAGCGTAGCCGACCAAAAAGCCTTTAATGAACAGGTAGAAAAAGAAAATGCTGACCTTAAAGCTCAGTATGAAAAGAAACAAGCAACCTATGAAAGTAAACTTGCTGAGTATAACAAGCAAAAAGAAGAACTTGCTAAGGGGGGGGTAAAAGCTGAAAAACCTCATATCACGGTTTATGGTGATTATGATGAAAGTCAACGTGGAAGTGTCAATTATTACAAAAAATTGACTGCTTCATTTGAAGGGATAGAAGGATTGATGAAGGTCAAAGATTATATTGGGCTTCATACAGATTCAACTATCTCAGGTAGTCGTAAAGATCTTATTGTTAAGGGTAAAGGTTTGTTAGGAGAAGTTCACGAACCGAAGGCAGGAGATTCCTTCACAATCCATAATGTGGCTGAAAATGATAAAGGCGAAAAAATCTCTGCTCGCTTTACATTACAAAAAGTTGAACCTGAATGGGTTGAAAATGGGAAGTCTTTAACTGATACCAAAATCAAGATTTATGAATATGAAAGAGAAGGTTCTATCAGTTTTGGTTTTTGGAATCTAGTCGAGTTCAATCCCAAAATTGAGTTCTTCCTAGAAAAAAACAAACAAAAAGCTATTTTGACAATCGCTTCAATGTTGAATGATATTGATTACGGTCAAGAATTGCGTTTGATTTATGAAGATGGAACTGAAGGGATTGTTCTCAATCCAAAAGGTTCAGACGTTAATAGAGTTAAACGTGATGGGAAAGACTACTACAAAGGCGAATATAAAACAGCTTGGACTCATGATGTTCCAGAATTGGGAGTAAAAGCAGGTGATCTTGGTTATGATAATGTCAAAGACGAGGCGGATATTCCAAGAGGTTCAATTCTTTCAGTTGGATATGGTTCTACATTAAATCTTTCATATCATAACGGAGTAGGGCAACATACTCAGGCTGAAATTGACTATGTTCGTCAAACAGCTAAAAACAAAGCTATTGCAGAAGGTAAACCTGTTCCAAGTGATAAAGAAATCTTTGAAGCAGAAAACTGGGCTGTTGGTTTATTTGGTAAAGCAAGCGCAACTGTACCTGTTAAAATCCTGACTGCCCCACCTACAAAACCTGAGTATCAGCCAAAAGATACTAAGGAAATTCCAAAACCAAAATTGGAAAAACCAAAAGAATTGCCTGAGCGTCCTAAAGCTCCTACTGTAAAAGTGAACTACTCACGTTTGCGTGTGAAACCATCAACTCCAAAACCTGTTAAGGCTATTGCTGACAACTATGCAAACAACATTGATGGCGCAAATACATTTGATAAAAATGTGAAGTTCAGCCTAACAACTGACTATAAACCATATTCTACATTTACTGCTGATTCTAAGACTTATGGTAAAACATGGGCTATGGCAGATGACGTTCAAGATGGAGCTTACATGGTAGATGATAGCAAGATCACTATGAAAGATTCTACTGGTAAAGATGTGAAAGCACTCTTTAATATGTACCATGTACTTTCTGACAAAGAACGTACACAAGAAATCCAAAACATTTTGAAAGAAGCTGGATTGACACCTAAAGGCGAATTTTACCTTTGGGTAGCGAAAGATTCTGCTTCATTCTATCAAAACTACGTTAAACAAGCTAAGAATATCACGATTGAACTTCCTGCACGTTTGCTTGTAGAAAAAGGCGAAATTGTGAAGAACGACTTTAACCAAATCGACTTTGGTAATGGCTTTGTTTCTAACTTGGTAACAGTTCAAGTTCCTGATTTGAAACCTGAAAAACACGCTTTGGATCACAAAGACAACTCTAAAGTGCGTGACGGTCAAGAAATTCAAATTGGCGAATACCTACGTTACCTCTTGGACGGTGTGACTGTTCCTTCTAAGCACGATACTCTTTATCAATATGACGGTATTGATATGCTTGATTTGAAGCATGACCATTATACTGGCAACTGGAAAGGTATTATCAAGGGTACTGAGTATATGGCTGAAAAAGACCTTACATTACCTTATGATGTAGTGCTTAAAGATGGTAAAGTGGTTAAGGCAGGGGATAAGATTGCTAAAGGTTCTACTTATGCGTTCCAATTTGAGTTCGATCAAAGTACAAACTCAGACTTTATCAAGAAAATTGTTAAAGTAACATGGAACGAAAAAGATGGTAAGTGGGCTTACACTATTGACAAAGAGTTCTTGAACTCACTTGGAGTACAAGGAACGTTTGACGCTGATTTCTATATCGAAGTTGAACGTATCGCAAGTGGAGAAGTTGAAAATACATTTGTGAACATTGTCAACGGTCAAGAAATGGTGGCAAAGGTAACAACACATACACCTGAACCACCAAAACCACAAGAACCTAAGAAACCATTATTGCCAAACACTGGTACTGCTTCAAGTTCGCTTGGATTTATCGGTGCATTTGTAGGGCTTCTTGGCCTTGCTAGTCTTAAACGCAAACAAGATTAATTGATAGTAGCAAAGGGCGATAAAATAATATTATCGCTCTTTTGTTTTGACTTGAATGCAATAGATAGAATATGGTAACATATAAAGAGAAAATAATATAAAATTTTAGGAGTAAATAATGAGGTTTAAAGGTTCTATTGCGTTGCTATCCACGGTAACGTTACTCACTTTTGGAAGTAGTGTAGTTCATGCTGATAGTGTAAGGGTAGCTAAAATCTCTCAACTTGAAAAACAAAGAGACGAGGTTGCAAAGAAAAATGGTGTAACTAGCTATGCTAGTGATGGACGTTGGTATTCTTTGGTGGAGTTGGAAAACAAGGTTAAAGAGATAGAAGCAAGCCTTACGCAACTCAAAACGCCTTATTCAGAAAAAAATACTATCAAGGTAAGTTCGGAGTATGTGCAGGCTCTTAAAGACTACTACAACTACAAGAAAAGCGATTCTGAACAAGAACAAGCGTTGTCTACCTTGAAGGCAGAAAGCAAGAAATTGCGTTATCAGGAAGATAATTTTATCTCTAATAGCGTGGATCAAGTTGAGTTCTATGACGTGAACAATCTACCTAAAGAAGTGAAAGTGGAGTTGAACTACTTTGCTTTGACTATGCTTAATCAGGTCAGAAAACAAGCAGGCTTACCACAACTGACACTTGCTAATTCATCTATTGACTTTGCAGACAAACTTTCGACTAAGGTTCAAGAAGCGAACAGAAGTGCTTTTGATTGGCACTATGTAAAAGGTATCAATGATGTAGCAAGAGAATATGGCTTGCCTACATCTAGTAAGGCAGATGAAGAAAAAGAAATGGGCGGTCAGTTCTATGAGAATATGTTTTCAACAAGTGATGCCTCAAATGAAATGACTAAAGCAGAAATGAAAAAATGGATTTACTACTCTATTGTTGAATTTCTGTATAATGGTTATGAATTTTCTCACGCGCAATCTATTGTGGGTGTCAATTATGGTAAAATTTACAATAATGAGTACCTTGGTATTTCATTACGTTATTTGAAAGATGGCTTTAGTGTAAGCTATATCACGGTAGCTGATGAAGATATAGCAAAGGCTACAAAATCTAACTTTAGTACCTCTGCTCCTGTAAATACTACTGAAAGCAACCGTAAAGCCTTACTAACTCAGAAGGAAAAGGAATTGAAGTCTGTAAAAGCCAAGTACGATAGTTTAAATACTGCGTATGGTGAGTATGAAAAACTTGATAAACAGATTGGTACATTGAAAGAGCAGGAAAGAAAAGAGAAAGAGGAGTTAGAGAAGAAAGAAAAGGAAAAACAGAATAATGTTACTCCTGCGAAACCTTCTCAACCAACACAAAAACAAGATAAACCTAAACCGAATACGTCTGCTCCTAAACAGGATAAACCTGTAGCAAGTAAGAATGGTTGGGTTAAAGAAAATGATTCTTGGTACTACTACAATAATAACAACCGTGTGACAAACGCTTGGGTAAGCTCTTATTATTTGAAATCTGATGGCAAAATGGCTGAAAGTGAATGGGTATATGATCCATACTACAGTTCATGGTTCTATTTAAAGTCAGGTGGAGCTTATGCGAATAAAGAATGGCGTTACGATTCATATTATCGAGCATGGTACTACTTTAAGTCAGGTGGTTATATGGTTAAGAACACTTGGCAAGGCTCATACTATTTGAAATCAGGCGGAGAAATGGCTGAGAATGAATGGATTTATGATTCATACTATAGGGGTTGGTACTACTTAAAATCGAATGGTGCTTACGCTTGGTCTGAGTGGGTACAAGGTAGATATTGGGTAGATTATTCTGGTAGATGGATATAGAGTTAAAAGCCAGTTTTATACTGGCTTTTTTAATGATTTATGAGCTATCAATTTTAAGGGCGTTTTTGGGCGTTCTCAGCACGTTTGGATTTTAGGGGCATAAACGGACGGAGATACAGATAAAACGCAAGAGAGAGGACGAGAGAGGGCAAAAAAGAGCATATCTATACTTTGTTCTGCTGTAGGTGTAAAAGTGGTTAAGAATAGTAAAATCACGCGCACCATAAAAAGATAATCAAAAAACATAAAAAAATGATAGAAAGTAGTTGACAAGGGATAAATGGGAGTGTATAATATAAATATAAACAAGAAAAGAGGAATAACTATGGAAGCACAAAAAGAAAAGACACTAGAACAAGCTCAACTTTTGGAAGATATGTCAAAAGACTATTGGGAATTAGTGAACCAAGAAAGCGGACAAATGTTAGTAAACGCTCAACGTTTAACTGGTCTTACAATTCGAGCTATTGCATTGGAGGCAGGAGCAAGAGCTTTAAAGGAACAAGTAAATAAAGGGAATTAAAAAAAGGAGTAAAACCAATGGAAGAATTAAGACGAAAGTTTGCAGAAAATCTATATGAAAAGGCTTGTGACTTGGCGAATGAAGATATAGAGGAATTGGATAATGGAGACGATCTTGACGCTTATCTAATTGAGCAGAGAGTAATTGCTATCTGCGAAGCGGTGTTTAAGGAAATGATTTTTGTTGAAGCAGGGCTATCAGAGAAGAAAATCTTTGCTACTTTGCCAACAGATCAAGACGGTGTTATGAGCGAGGTAAGAAAAGAGCTACCACCTGCATTACAAAAGGGGTTGAAAGAATGAAGAAGTCTGTAAGAATAACACTCACGCAAGATGAATATAATCAGCTTCTTGCTTTGAAAAACTACCTTGGGTTAAAATCTTTAGTTGAGACTGTTTCATTTGCAGTAGAAAAGGAAATCAACCGACACCAAGGAAACTCAACTTACCTATATTATTTAGAAGAAGCTAGAAAAGGAGAAAAATGAGTTATAAGTGTAAGCTACTTAAAAACGAACTATCTGAATCTGAAGTACAATATTATGAAAATATAAATCGTGGTTGGAGTGTGAAAACCACAGATTGCTTATATGTTGAGTTTGAGGACGGCACTTCAACAACTTACGTTATTTTTGAAGGGAAGTTTACGAAACAATATATGTGTAGGGATTGTGGTTCATATTATGAAATCAACTTAGGTGCACGGTTAATCAAAATTCCTAAAAACTTGGTATAAAGGAGGACTTAAAGACTATTAAGTTTGAGTTTTCAAAATATGAATAAGTTCATAAAAGGGTAGGTAACTACTCTTTTTTAATTTCCCTTAATTTCTGTTGCAACACAAAAAAATAATACAAAAACACAAAATAAAGGTATAAAAATATTGACAACTCTTTAGAAAAGGTGTATAATATAACTGTAAAATAAAACAAGGGGTAAACGCAACAACCCCAAGAAGGAGAACCGCAAGATGTCTTATGATACATTGAAAAAAATGTCTATTAACCTTAAAAAGCTAACAGTTAAGTATAGCTACTCGTCAAGCAATGTAACTGATTGGAATGGCAACAAGGTTGTTTATGATTGTGAAAAGCAATTTGATACTAAAGAAAAACTAGAAGATTGGTTACTTTGTTTAGTAGAAGGTCATTATGACGGAGTTTCCCCAATCTCACGATCATTAACATTATATAAGCGTGTAATGTGGCTTGCAGAAAATGGGTTTATCACAAAAGAGGGAATCCCAGTTGATAGTAAAGAAGTACGAAATATCTTAACAGGAGAGAAAAAAGTTAAACCTAAAATGTATATCATGAAAAATGATTACGGTTACTTAAAACGCTTAAGATATGGTGTTCGGTTGCAACCGTGGGGCAAAGCGTCAAAACTCTATAAGCAAGAAGTTGAAGCGATTAAACATTACTATGCTGATTTTATTGAACGACACAACGTTAAGGTAGTAGAGGTGGCTTAAAGCCATCTTCTACCCTTGTTTTAGAAAAGGAGAAAATAAAAATGCTGATAGTTAAAGTAGGTTATGAGTTTGCCTTGGTAAGCAAGGGACAAGTAAAACATATCTCTTTAGTAAAAGATGGAGAAATGGAATACCAAGGAACGGTATATCCGCGCTATCGCGCTTCAACCTTTGAAGAATCGCAGAAACTAGACCGCTTGTTTGATAGTGGTTTAGTTGAAACTTTCCGCTTATGACAAGCCAATAGTAAGAAAGAATAGTATGACTTTGTATGAAATCTACTACCATGACGCTTGGCGATCAATCTCTAGCTATGAGCGCCAAGAAATAACCATGACAGAAGAACAAGTTGAAACGTGGCTCTTGGATAACAAGAGTGACTGGTATGATGAAAACGATCCAGAAATTTGCAACCTTATTAAGCAAGCGTTAGAACAACAATTTAACTACATGACAGTCAAAACGATTGTCTGCAATGAAGATGGGAGCGTTAGCTTCTAATCAGGAGGAAATTGTGGAATGGAAGAAGAAATAAACTTTGGAACGAAGATAGGAGAAATTTCTGCAAAGGAAATTATCTCAGGTGATTTTTTACAGACCATGAGAGCTATGTTGAAGGAACACTCTTATGACTTTTGCAACCTAAAAGCGATTGGAGAATCAGGAACAGTTCATACAGTCGAAGTCTATGGGTGTTCTTTGCTACAAGTACACTCAAACTACACTCCTAGAGCGATTATGAACACGTCTCTACGGATAGTTGACAAATAAAGCAGTTAGAAAGCCTAGATGATAGGCTTTTTCTTATTGGTTTATATGACGAAAAAAGAAGAACATAAAAAAATAATAAAAAAACACAAAAAGATGGCGAAAAAGTCTTGACAATGATTAGAAAAGGGTGTATAATATAATTATAAAATAGAAAGAAGGTGCAATGTATGACAGTATTATTATTTGAGTACAGACATAGTAAAATTAACACATGGAATAAAAAGTGGTCTGGGGAAGGTAAGGTATTTGCTAAAGAGGTGTTCCTAACTACTAAAAAAAGAGAAAAGTTGATAGAACTTGGCTTTGATTTGCATAGGGGTGCAAAAAAAACATTTACTTATGATTTTGGAGACGGTTGGGTTGCTAATGTAACAATGACCGTAGGAAACAAAAAAGACTTTGAGGGGATTATGAAACTTTCAGAAGGGTTCATGGGATATGATTGGTTCATTGATAGTATTTTGGAAAATGGGGAAATTGTTAAAAAATGAGCTTAAACAATCCACTAGACAAGCAGGAATAAGGGAAGGGGTATGACCGTTGAAAGAAAAATCTAAAATGTTATCAAAATCAAATATGCTACTCGTCACAAGCAGGAAGTATTTATTTTTAACACTTACAGCAGGAATAAGTTCTTTTGTTTCCTTTGTTTTAATTGGGTTGAACCTTTTTTTAGGTTTTTCTGCATATACAATAATTTATTTTGTGAAAAATTTAAAGCTATCTCAATACATAGGAGAGAATGGTATTTCCTTTATGTCAGTATTTGAGTGGTTGTACTTTGGGAATCCAGAGCTTGTGAGGGCTATTTTTATAACTATTGGGGTGCTTCTGATAATATTTTCTTTTTCAGCATATAAAGTAAGAGAAATTGAAAAAAGAGTGAATATAGAATCCTTGACAGAGCAATATTTCAAAAAAATAGAGAAGTCAAAATAAACAGGAGAGTTAAAATGGAATTAAAAATCACGCAAAACATTAAGCCAGAGGACTTGCTACAAGGTATTTCATGGCACGGAGAAACAGATCATGACAACGAAGCAGTTAAAAAGCTGAAAGAACTCGATGAGTTTGTGTCAGACCTAGTGGCAAAAATCTTCTTTTTTGAACTACAGATGGAAGAAGTTGCAACTAATCAAAACAATCTGAGCGCTAAAGAGCTTTCAGAAGAAGCTAAAAATCTCTTGATTAACGTTGCCAAAATGACAGTAAGAGAAGAAGATTGGGAAGTGATTGAAAAATTAGTAAAAGGGGATAAGTAAATGGGAAGATTTGATCCGAATATTAGTTATTCAGATGAAGCCTCTAAAATTTTTAGGGAGTATCGTGAGTTAAAGGATAAACAAGAAAAAGTAGAGAAAACACGTCTCTCTAAAGTAATTGCTTATGCTACGTTGAAACTCGATACTCTCACAGAGGATATGAACGAACGTATAAAAGAGTTCTACAAGGATAATAAAGACAAACTTTGTTATAGTGGAGAAATCATCACGCGCGAATATTGCAATCAATATTTGAGCGGTCGTAGAGGCGAATTTTTCTTAACAGAAGGTTTAATTAACTTTCTCCAACTAAATCCTGAGCATAAAGTAAAGGTAATGGCTATCCATGAAGGTTTTGCTATTATTGAAGCTTACTCTAAAGCTTATATTGTTCCTGAAGAATTGATAGTGACAGTAGAGCAGACAGATGATATTGCTATTGGGAATGAGTTGGTTGTGAAAGCAGATAATCAACTTGTTTTGAAAGATCAGCTTGAGGAAACGAATGGATTACTTGAAAAGGTTTCTAAGTTTGAAGATGAAGCTTTTGCAGGGCAACTAGAAGAAATCAACAACTTAAAAGCTAAAATGGAAGCAAAGATTACGGCTGTTTATGAGTTGCAAGCTAAAATGATGGCAAAGTTACAAGAGAAGATTAAACGCTATGAGCATGAGCTTCTTATCATGCGTTCAGACTTCACAGCTTTTGAATATCGTAACGGTTTAACTGTAAACTTCATGAACATTCACAAAGGTACTAATGCTCCTATTCATCAACCTATCATTATTCACCAAAAACTTATTTATTTAGACGAGGATCTTCCTCGGTTGAAAGACCTTTATGACGAGCATGCAGGGAGCTTGGAAGTCGCAATCAAACACTCTCCAGCTCTCCTTGAGCATATCTGCCCAACAAACAAAGGAATCACATTCCTTAAAATGCGCAATTCGGCAGGGCGTTTTGAGCTGAATAATACAGTTATGGAGTTTGTTCGGGACACTATGCCAAATGAAATTGGGGTATTGATCCGTAACGGGGAAAACACTTGGCTTACATGGTTAGATAGTCAGGATATTTCTTTATCAGAGGACTCTTTCACATCAAAATCTTCTGATGAAGAAACTTCGCTATCATTGGTTCAATCTCGTTACTACTTGTTTAATCTTATTATGGGGTTAATTGAGCGTAATGAAATCCTGCAACTAGACCATGTTCCAACAAATATGTTTTCTGACACAGGTATTATTTGGTCAAATGCTGACTCTCAGATTACAGATTCAACTTATGTTGAATTAGGGGAAATCATTCCTATCTTGAATAAATACTCTAAGACTGATGATCCTATTTACGTTTTAAACTCTTTTACAGATAGAGCTAAATATACAGGACGTTATGGTGGTGGCACAACTCAGCGTGGACGTGGAGATAATGCTTTGACGGATAGTACATCTGTTGAAGAAGGTTTGAACAAAATCAGGGGAATTGATTATTTTTCTGATTTCACTTATCGTTTTTATGTTGGTGGTGTAAAGTGGCTATGGAGTGCTTATGAATCTAAGGTTAAACCCAGTCTTTATATTGAAGAAGATGAGTTCATTAACCTTAAATTTCTCAACAGCAAACTTATCAATTACTACATTCACACCAAACGCATTGGTAGGATTTCAAACTCAGGGCGTTACGTTGATTACTCACATATGCTTCCTATTCTTTTTGAAATGAAAAAAGCCTTGGAGGAACAAGAGAAAATTGACCGTCTCCACATTGTAGCACAAGACTACGATTTAAACCTTTTAACCTCATTTAAGATTCTTCATGACGTGCGCGTGGTAACTCCATACCAAGCTAAACGCTATTCTAAGTGGGTTTCAGGTTTGAGTGATGAAGATAAAACTTACTACCAACAATTACTCCTTATCAACGACCTAGAAAATGTTATCCGCAAGCCGAAGGTTTATGCTGCTGTAAGTAAACCTGTCTTTATTGACAACGAGGATCGTAAAGAGCGAAAAACAACTGAATACGCTATGTTTGCAATTTGTGAAGCAAATGGCTATACAGAAACTATTCTTGATGAAACAAAAGGCAGACGTGGAGAATATATTTCTTTTGCCTACGATGAAGTGAAATTGGCTCATTCGCATTGGGGTGGCAATAGTCGAATTAAAACATTCTCTAGCCAAGAAAGTTTTGATAAAGCAATGTCTAAAGAAATGGTTTACCAAAATATTATATATCGTAAAAGTGTAAAAGATTGCACAATGGCTAATATCCAAGACTGTTTTGGAGAGCGAGAGTGGTTTTTGGTTGACTTCTTTGACTATCAAGAAAATCATAAGATGATACAAGAGGTCGAAAATATGAATAAAAAATAGGAAGGGTTCTATAATAAAAGTTGGGCTATAAAAAGATGGGAAAGACTAGCTACAAAAGCCAGTCTTTTCTTTTTGTTTACAAGAGCTTATATAAGGGCATATAAGGCATTTTAAGACAAAGCGGCATAAATCTAGGCAGAGCTTCTAAAAACGTGATAATGGGGGAAACAAGAGGAAATAAGAGCAAAATATCAAGAATACCATTATCAAAGTCTAGCTAAAAAGATAAAATCACGCGCAACACAAAAAAATAATCAAAATACGATAAAATAGTTGACGGATATTTTAAAAAGGTGTATAATATAATCATACAAGTGAAAGAAAGTAGGAAATGTAATGATTGTAGGAATTGACGCAAAAAACAACTTTGGAGTATGGGATATTCAAGTAATAAAATTTGCAGAGTGGACAAGTGCTGAGTTTTGGTTGAATCAAAAACACTATGATTCCAGAGAACGTTCAGATCGTTCAATATTTGATAGCGAGGAAGAAGCTATGGATAAGTTGGCAGAATATGATTGGAATAGGGCGCGAATAGAAAAAGCATTGAATTTTGCAAAAATAGGCACGCTTAATAAAGAAAAGTGCTATATTAGTTATAAAGATAATCACCCATATATCAATCAGTAATTAGATTAGTCATACAATATTTTTAAGTAATTAAAGGAGTAATAATGATGAAAGAAGTAGGATATACTAAACACCACGACCAAAAAGGATTTTTATTTATCTTTGATATACCAGAAACAGAGGACACTAAAGGAAAAGAAAATGTTGCTGTAACAATTCATATCCCACCATACAATGAGTATGGTAAAATGCCAGATACTCAATACATGGAAGTTGTAGCTAAACTCTTGGCAGAAGCTGACTGGTATAGTATTGCTAAAGAAGAATATTATGGCAAAGATTATGAAGGTAACGAAATAGCTATCCCAGATGAAGATTGGGAATATAGTATTCGTTATGGGGCAAAACGTACAACATTTATTGAAAAATTAGATAAAATTGATCCGCCTTACTACGACAAGCAGGACTTGGAGAGTTTTCTTGAAGAACTACCCCAACATTTGAAATACGATAAACGCTCTATTATTCAAATTTTGAATGAAATCAAGCGTACATATCACCCTCAAAATGGATATAAGGGAGATAGCGTTAGGGAGCGAATAAAAGGACGAGTTCTTTACCAAATTGCTGTATCACGCTTTAATGAATATGGGGAATATATAACTGGTAGCAAGCCTTACATGACTACTAGTATGAATGACTATCGCAGACCTAACTATTGGTATGCAGTCCGTGAACTTCTTTCTGTAGGTGAATTTTCAAAACATGAAGGAGGAATGTTCTTGTTTGTTGAAACAAAGACAGGGTTTAAAATGCAATTATGCCCTGTATCAGAACAAACACTTAGATTTTCAATATTTGAAGATGAAAGCTACTTCAATAGTTTTATGATGGACTATGAAACGACAATCGCAGGACAGTTTTCAATCACTACAGGAAACTCAATAGACAAGACAGAAAAATTGATTGACCTAGATGGTAAGTATGACATTTTTAATCTTGATGACAATCTATTTGCATTTGTAAAGAAATGAGGTTAAGCATGAACTTAAAGAAGAACACAAAAATAGTTACATTTAACGAGTCTTATCATGGTGAGATTTATGTAGCCTTTGCAGAAGAAAAAACAGAGACTTATATTTTCAAGAAATTTCTCTCATGGATATTTAATTACTCTAATACTTTCTCTAATTACTATGGCTTGAATAAAGATTTCCAAACTCAAATCAATACTGATTTTTACAATTTCTTAGATTCTACCAATTCTTCTAAATGGTTAGAATACCAATCTGAAGAATATAACATTCAAATAGTCGCTCATTTCTATAGACAGAATAAGATGTTCCTTCCAAGCAATTTAAGTAGAGGTCACCGTAGTGCTTCTATATCTGTTGCTTTAGAGATAGATATTCCCTCTTTGCATGATGGAAACATTTTACATGAGGATTTAGCTCATCGCACTTACTCTATGTCAATAACTGACTTGGAAGATGTTAGATTTCTAATAGATTATTAAGAGGGGGCAACCCCTCTTTTAAATTATAAGTCGCTCCAAAAACATCTGAAGGACACAAAAAAATAATCAAAATATGATAAAAAAATTTGACAAGAGACAGAAATGAGTGTATAATATAATTATAAATATAATTACAGGGTTCACAACAACCCAAAAAGGAGAATAATGATGGGAAAGACAATTTTATATGGAGTGGATTCAACTAATACAATTCATGAGCTTTATAGTGTTCCTAACGGTATGGGCGCTTGTTTTCCGATTTGGAATTATTTAGATGATAAATATCTTCCAAATGAAAAAGTATCTTTTTCTGAGAGACCTTGTTGGAAACTAACTCCTCAAACTTTATCAGATGAAGAATACTTTATGCTTTTGGCATCATTTGATGGATATTACTTTACAAGAGAACATTTATCAGAAATGATTGAGTTGTTGAAACTTACTCATATCAGAAAGGAAGAACCCGTCAAATCTACTCGGTTAGAGATTTTTGAAACAGCACTAAAAAATAACAAATATGACAAATTTTTCATTACAGCAACGACGGTGGCTGATTATGGGCATTTCGTTAAAAACTATTATGATGAAGAACTAGATGAATATACTTCGGATCTGGTACTAAGAGACACAGTGTGGGATATTTGGGAAGAATATGTAAAAGATGTGAAAAATAAAAAAGTGGTACTCCCTAATTGTAATACATATTTTTGGGGTATAACAGAGATTGACTACATCAATACTTTAAAAGGACTATACAAGATGAACCCAGCTCAATTATCAGGAAGAGGTATCACTTGTGAAGAAGATGTTGTAGATTATGCTAGAAAGTTATATGCTCTTATTCATGAAGAATACTGGTACAGTGGTTTCGAGGTGTTTCCACCAGACCTAATGCTTCAAATTAACGACTTAGAATTTCGGCTAGACAAAGAAGGTGATTTTTCTATAAATGTGTGGGACGAAGAAAAACAACAATTTGATACAGTTTCCTTGAAAGAATATATTGAAAGTAAGAAACTAGCAGACATAACGAGTTTAAGTGACGAATAATAAATTCCAAAACTGGCGTTATGCTAGTTTTTTTAGTTCCAAGAAATAGAGAGTTTTCTTTTTATTACAACACAAAAAAATAATCAAAATATGATAAAAAGTATTGACAGCCACCATAAAAGAGTGTATAATATAATCATAAAGATAATTACAGGGTACGCAACACCCTAGAAAAAGGAGAATCGCAACCATGAACGCAACACTACCAGTAGAAATACAAGGCTACGCAGATGAAATGAAGAAACAGCTAGATGAATACATGGATAATCTTGGGGCTATGCGTATTGAAGAAGCTAAAGAAAATGAAAAAGGCTTCCGTGATATTGTAGTATCTATGATTAAGTGGTATATTTCCCAGAATGCGAGCGAAGAAAAGCTGACTGATCTTAAAGAGACGCTAGTAGTAAATCTTTATCGCTTGAAAGCAATCAGGAAGGTAGTTGAAAATCAGAATACGATTGGCGAAGCAAAACTAATCTTTCAACAGCTTGGAATTATTTAAAAGGAGAACGCAACATGAAACTTACAGGAACAGAGATTAACAAGGCTTACTCAGAACAGTTAGCAAAACTACTGCTAGATGGCTATACATTGGTAGTAGCAAGAGAAAATGGATCGTTGGAGAAAAGCAAAGATGAATTTGCAAAAGTAGTCTTAGAAAAAGATGGCAAAAGCTATGAATATGGCTACTGGTATGATACTATCAATCAAAACACAGGGAAGCATACACTAACATTAACAGAAAATGATAAAAAATCTTGGTGGCGCTTGCGAGAAGGAGTAAATAACCTTCTATCAGAACCCTATACTTACTACAGCTATACCTTCGGACAAGGTGGGGGGTATGAACCGTATAAGTATTTTACCTTTTCAACTGAAGAAGAAGCCCTTGAACTGTATGAGAAGCGCAAACAACGTGCAGAGTATCATAGATGGGAAAATCAGTGTCTTATCCACACCTTTAAAGTTGCGAAAACGAACTACAAAGGCTTTAAAAAAGACGTAACGGTTGAATCGCTAAGATATAGCTATAGACTTATCAACAAAAATGGGCGAAAAGCGACACTTAGCAAAAGTACAGGTCGTTTAACGGTTTATTAAAATATAGGTGAAAGCTTGCAGGCGCAGGCTCTTCCCTAAAATAATTGATGTCCGTCAATTATTCTGGTATGATAAAGTCAAAATTAAGATAGGGAGAGCAAAAGGCTCTTATGGTAAAACAAAATGGTAACAAAACAAATTCTAGTTGAAGATATGACCGAGCAAGAAATTAGAGATATGTTCAATCAATATCGAGTAGCGACAATTAACTTTATTAAGTCACGAAAAGATAAACTGATTGTGAATTTTGAATATCTTTGGGAGCGCAACACAAAGAACTATCCTTATTTCAGTCGTACGCTTGATTGGTTTCTCAAAGAAAGCAATAGAAAATATTTGCAAAATTTGTATAAACGTCTATGGACTGAAGCTGAACAAGAGAATTTTGGGGGTTCACGGATTCTATTTAAACTAGATGGCAAAAGCTATCAAATTGTAAGTACAATAAATCCTCCTAGCAAAGATAATGTTCCACTTTCGCCAGTTAGAATTATTGATATTTTTGAAACAGATACATATTTAGTTGAAAAGGAATATCAAATGACAGAAGAAGAAATTATGCAAGAAATTCTTTGGTAAAACAGAAAGCAATATTTAAAGATATTAAAGGCTAGATCCACTAGCCTTTTTATTTGCGCTCTAATTGGCTTATATGAAGATATAGGAGAAAGTGGGATAATTCTAGGCGGAGCGTTATAGAACGTGATAGGGGCTAAAACAAGGGGCAATACGGACGAGTTAGAGGGGGAAGTGTTTTATAGAGTGGATAGAAAGTAATAGACAGGGGATATAGCAGATACACCACAAAAAAATACTAACAAAACACAAAAAAATAATCAAAAACCCTTGACAACCACCATAAAAGAGTGTATAATATAAGCATAAAGAAATTAAGAAACAGAGGTACAAAACATGGAGTTTAGTAGATTTATGGAGTTGTTGCAGGATAAGGGAGTTAAACTTGTCTATATGGGAAACCATAAAGATTTGTTAGAGTGGAATCCAGAGCTTGAAGATATCTACAATGTCTTTGCTGAAAAAGACGGTAAAACAGTTATGCTTGAAAGTGACGAAGCTGTTATCTCATGGAGCAAGCGAGGGTTGGAATTGGAAGAACTTGTTGCTGTTCGCTCGGTTTTGAGCTTGCTTTGTGGCAAGGACGTAATACCCTTTGCAGAGCTGATTAAACAACTTATCAAAGAAGAAGGAAGTCATTCAGAATACGTTAAAGCAGTCATGCAGATTGAAAATGAAGGAGCTACAAAAGAGGACTTAGGCAGAGCCTACGACTTTTTCATGGAAAGTGACGACTGCACGTTGCTTAGTCAAGAATTGATTGATGTACTAGCTGACAAGTAATATCAGGGGCGTTCTTGCCCCTTTTAAAAAGGAGAACCGCAAAATGTATCAAGTAAAGAAAAATGGAAAAACGATCGCTCAATTCCTCTCAGAGCAGGAAGCGAAATGGTTTGCAGTAGATAAATCTATCAGGGATTTACGAAAAGAAAAGCCTAACGAGGAAGAAGAAATGGAAATCTGCTATGATGAAATGCCAGATTATGAAATCCTGACAGAAGCAGGGATTGAAGTAGAAGAAGCAGAAGGGAAACTAGTAGCGCCAGAGGAAGTCTATGACTTTTTGAAGGTTGTCTGGTCTAGTTTTGAGACAGAACACAATCCAGAAGCGTTAAGCATAATGGTTTATACTTTAGCTGATACAGACTTTGACCGTTGGTTGTGTGAAAATATGGAATTTGGCGACAAAGAACAACTTGCCTTGCTAGAGAAAAAGTATGGTTGGACTTTGAATGAGGATTTGCCAGAGTGGTTAGAAAAGACTGAAAACAGACTATTGCTGATAAAAGAGTTATTGGCGAATAATTAAGGAAGGGAAGGAGAAAATATGTCAATCTTTGATGATTTAGAAAAAGCACGTAAGGTAGAGTTATACGAAGCTCACGCAGTAGAGAGGGGAGAAAACTTTATTTCAATAGATTTTGGAATAACTTACAAGCTTCCAGAAGGGGGAGAAACACCTTCTTTATACACCTTGAAACTAGAATATGATGGCTCAGAGTATAAACTTGCTATTGTAACACGTTTAGCAAATTTCAAAACAAATGGAGTACATTATAACTTTGATTGCAAAGGGAAACTAGGGAGAGAAATCTATAAGTTTATTATTGAGTTTATCAATAATGCAAACAGACAAGCCGACCTTATCAATAAATTTATTGAGGTTAAGAATTAATACAGGGACTAGGGAACTAGTCTTTTTGTGTTAGGAACACGCGCGCCATAAAAAGTAATCAAAAACGATAAAGCAGTTGACGATAAATAGAGAAAAGGTGTATAATATAAATGTAAACAAAATAGAGTAAATACAGGTATGTTTAATGAGCAAGAGAGTATATGAAAAACTAAAAGAGCTAGACCCGTTTAATCATGGAATCACAATAGCTATTCATCAGAATGAAAATGAATGTATAGCTATTTTTTATATGCCTAGACAATTTGATACTAAAAAGGTTGATTTTATTGAGTGGAATCAAGATGTAGAAAATATGACAGGGTGTCAATCGGAGAGTGAATTATTAAAAGCTCAGATTCGTAGAACTTGGGAAGTTGAAGATGATTGGGTTTGTATCGAATTGAAATAGTTTAAAAGGTTAGATTATTTAGAATGTAGATATTAAACTCAAGGCTAGTATAACTAGCCTTTTTATTTGCGTCTAAAATGGCGCGTGTGACGTTGCAGGACAAAACAGCATAATTCTAGGTAGAGCATTATAAAACGTGTCAGGGGCTAAAATAAGGGGCAATACGGACGAGCTAGAGGGGAGTGTATTTTGTAGAGTGAATGGGAAGTAGGGAATAGGGTATGTATCAGAATGGCACAAAAATATAATAATAAAACACAAAAAAATAATATAGAGCTATTGACAAACAATTATAAAAGGTGTATAATATAAATATAAATAAAGAAAACGGAGTTTTAAATATGGACTACTACTTAATTGAAAATGCAAGATACTTTGCCATTGTAGAAGAATATGTCTTGGCAAAAATTAAACGATTGAATAAAGGGCATAACATTCACAGCTTATACACGATCAAAAAGTTGCATGATGATGATAATTGGGACAATATCATCAATAATATGCACGAAACAACGAACAAGCGTTATACCTGTATCGAAGATGAAGAAGAAATCAGAGATTATGGTTTTGTAGAAGAATAGACAGAGAGGACGAAAAAGGGAAACGCCATGAACAAAAAACTAACAACACAAGAACAAATTGCACTAGCAAAAGAAATCCTACAAGTTAAGAACCGCAGAGAACGCTCTTTGAAACTTGGAGAAATCCTAGAACGTGAAAAACTAACAGCAGATGATATGTACGTATTGTACAATACATTATTAACAGCCATCAGAGTTTATGGTGACGTTATTGGGTTTGATGACAAAGACTTTAAGGAACATGCTGAAAAAGGATGGATTCTGAAACACTATTTACCTCAGCACTTACAAATTGAAAGTCAACAGATTGTATCAACTGTATTAGTATTTGAAAAATAGACAAAAACTAGAGGGTTTGCCCTCTTTTTCATTTTCTCGCAAACACAAAAAAATAATCAGAAAACACAAAAAGATAACAAAAAAAGCCTTGACAATAGACGGAAAAGAGTGTATAATATAAACATAAAGAAATAATCAAAAGGTCAAAAAGGAGAATCGCAACATGGCTACAAACTCAATGATTTACAAAGAGGAGCAGGACGGAACACTTAAAGGTATTTACTGCCATTATGACGGCTATTTGGAACATAATGGTGCAATCTTATTGGAAGATTACAGAGATCCGGAGAAGTTAGAAAAACTATTGGCTCTAGGAGATATTAGTTATTTAGGTTCAGAGTTGGAGAAAAGCGAAGATGACTGTAATAACTCATATACTATTGCTTATCACCGTGATTATGGAGAGGAATTAAAACCATTAAAAATTGTTACACCAGAAGAACGGGCAAACGGTGAAAATCCATTCTCAGACTATTATGAGTATATTTACATTCAAGATAAAAATGGCGTATGGTACATCAATTCAAAGGGTGGAGATAAGTTTTTCAATGGACTTTTCTTTGAAAGGTTGTTAGAAGAGATGGTTACAGAATAGAGAAGTCTAGCAAATCTAGGCTTTTTTAATTATCATCAATGGCTAGACACCTCAAAAAAATACTGACAGAACACAAAAAAATAATATAAAACTATTGACAAGCGATGAAAAAGAGTGTATAATATAAACATAAATAAAGAAAACGGAGTTTTAAATATGGACTACTACTTAATCGAAAACGGAAAATACTTTGCTATCGTAGAAGAATATATTTTGGCCAAAATTAAACGCTTGAATAAAGGGCATAACATTCACAGCTTATACACGATCAAAAAGTTGCATGATGACGATAATTGGGATAATATCATCAACAATATGCACGAAACAACAAACAAGCGTTATACCTGTATCGAAGATGAAGAAGAAATCAGAGATTATGGGTTTGTAGAAGAATAGAGAGAGGTGAAATCATGGGAAATAAAGATGGTTGGCATGTTGTTTACGGAACAAACGTTTACGTAGAAAATGGGAAAGTCGTTTTTGGGACAATAAAAGGTGAAAACAATTCAGAAGTCACTTGCTATCCTTATGAGTACAACAAAGACCATGACTGTTGGGTTAATATTTCTGGTGAAGTAACTCTAACAGCTTATAGGGCAGGGTACAAAAGAGGAACTAAATGTATGAAGTAAGCTATTGGGACGGTACTATCCCTATTGGAGAATAGAAGGAGAAGAACCAAATCAAAGAGAAATAGACAAAACTAGAGGGGGCAACCTCTCTTTTTGTTTTGCAAAAACACAAAAAAATAATGCAAAAACACAAAAAAGATGACAAAACGGTTGACAGGTAGAAAATAAAGGTGTATAATATAACTATAAAAGGTTAAGAAAAAAGGAGAACAAAATGAACAACACAGTAACAACAACAAAAAACGCAGTCATTGAACTTGTCAAAAGCGCTCAAGTCTTTACAAAGGATATGAACGATAACGCTACTAGCGTTAAAGCTCTTGACAACATTAGAGATTTTATTTTTAATGTGAACCAAGTCTTTACTCCTGATGGTGAAACTAAAGTGGCTTTAGACGACATTTGCCAACGTTGCTTGGTCTATAGTGATTCTTTTAAGCCTAACGTGGATTTGGTTGACATGGCTAAGAAAATCAACAGCGTCAGATTTGACGTGATGTTGGAGTTGAAAACAGCCAAAATTGATATTTTTTAGACTAACAAACAAGGAGAGAAAATGGAATTTTATCAAACGAAGTTAGGGCAGAAGTTCTATGAAAAGGACTTACCCTTGCTTATTAAGGAACTAGGGGAACTAAAGCAAGAAATTGCAGAGCTAAGAAAACCTAAAGAAAATAAGGTTGTAGTCTTAGAAAAAGAGTGGCAACTAGGGGAAGTGATTAAAGGGTATGCTGAAAAAGGTTGGACTTTAAAGCACTATATACCCCAACATTTACAAGTCGATAGTCAACAAATTGTATCAACTGTATTAGTATTTGAAAAGTAAATCAGAGGGGTTTTCCCTCTTTTAAATTGTAAACAATAACACAAAAAAATAATCAAAAAACATAAAAAATACAAAAAACTATTGACGACCACTAAAAAAGAGTGTATAATATAAACATAAAATAAAACAAGGGCAACGCAACAAAGCCCTAGAAAAAGGAGAACCACAAAATGAATACAGTCACAGTCTTAGAACCAAAAGTAGGAATTGACGCAAAGACACAAGAGAAAGTCGTAAAGTTGCTCACTAAGCAATTAAAGCGAGTACAAAAACATACTGGGTTTCGTGCCTTATTGCAACAAATTCATAGCTACGAGCGCAAGGCGGTATTCACAGATACCACTATTTGTTTGGAACTCCCTGCTCACTTTACAGATAAGCATATCGCCCTTAACACTCTTACTAAAAAAGAGATTGAGAATGGGAAACAAGTTATTGATCCTGAAACAGTACCATATCCTGAAACAAACTGTGTATTCTATGTAGAAAATAAATTAGAAGAAATGGCTCAATTCGAGTATGATATTGTCAATACCTTAAAAGAGTTGAAAGAATTGAAGAAAATCACAAGAGAAACTACCAAACGAGAAAACTTTGATAAGGTAATTCGTATCAATCAACAAACAGGAAAATTCGACTATTGTAAAGCCTATAGTGAAGATAGTAAAGAAAAACTTCTTCCAGATTACGGTGTTCTTATTCAAGTGGATAATCTTATCAATTCGCTTTCAGTTATGAAAGAGTTAGGGGATAAGAAAGTAACTTTTTACTTACATAAAGAAAAATTTTACCTCCCTATTGCGATCCATAGTGAAAGTGTAAAAGGGGTGGTAGGTGCAATCCGTTATAAATAGCAAACATAAGACTCCTTCCCCTGCTCCAACGCAACGAGCAGGGGGAAAAGGAGTAATGATATAACCACTTTATAAAGAGATAGGTAAGAGTTTCATAGATAATCTCCTTTTATACCAACGCTGAAACACATAAAAACTCCGTACTGAATTACCTATCTCCTTATAAGGTGGTTAGTAATAACCAAAAAAAATCAAA